TATATAGCTTTTGTGTTAGCTTGGCTTCTTCAAATTCGTTCTCTACGTCATGCAGGTGACCAGATTGTCCTGATATTACCCCGTGGATCATAACACGACAGTTTCTACCAATTCTTCGCTTACCTTTTGTACCAGCAGCCAATAACAAAACACCCGCAGACATGACCTTGCCAATCCCGCAAGTATGAATAGGAGTGGTATTTTTAACATGCCTTATCATATCGTAGATGGAAAACATTTCAGTAGCCTGTCCACCATGAGACGATACATAAAAATCGATAGGTTCTGTAAACTCAAGCAAATCAGATTCCGGGTCGTCTGGGTTCTCCGGTACTGTGGTTTTCTGAGAGTCTAAGTGAAGCAGAGCGTAGATAGTCTCTGACGCCTTCTCTTCATTGATCTCTCCATAGACACCTGTAACGCGCAAAGCAGGCTTGGCAAGCGAGGACAGGTCAAACACCACCTTGTCATCTAAATTTTCTTCTTTTTCATCTTTATCGTCTAGTTTTTGTTTTGTCATTTTCTTGTTCCTCCAAAATTTCCATAGCCTTCTTCCATGTACGAAATTTAACGGCCGACTTCAGGTTGGTTGGGATTTGGTTTAAAATAGAGCTTATGGCCTCTGTTTGCCATAACTTTAACATGTTATCATCAATGTTCTTCATAAATTCAACTTGTTTTTCAGGAGTTCCTGCCTCCTTTAATAAACTATATTTAATTTGCATAGTTATTTCATAACTCTTGCTGGATACTCTCAATAATCTCAAGGAAGATTCAATGCTATGGTTAACAATATGTATTAATGTTCCAATATTAATTAGTTTTTCCAATATGTAGAATACTATTGCTCCAGACATAAACCAGCAAAAACACATCCACAATGGCATATCCATACTAACCTCCAGTTAAAAACAAACAATAAAAAAGGGCAAGGGTAATATAATCACCCTTGCCCTTTCAGACAATAACCCTTCAATTACAACTAATCACTCTTTTTAGTGGCAGCGAGAAGGCGTGCGGCAACTCTACGTGTTACCTCGTTAATCATCGCGTCCTCATCAAGATCTTGCTCTTCTAGTTCGACGCTGGCTGCCTCAAGGGCCTCCTCAACTTCAGCTTCAGCCATCGGAGGTTCGTCAACCGCAATTGCGTCCATCTCGGGTTCCGTTGCATCATCGTCGGCGTCAACAGAAGCCTCGGGAACCTCAACACCTGCACCTTCGGCCCAGGAAGTGATTTGGTCCACAATACCCTGAATCAAGTCGCCAAATTCAGCCTCGGATCCCTCGGCTTCAGGAGTAGGATCATCCAATTCAGGCTCATCGGCCACGGCATCCAGCTCGGGCTCGGGATCGATGGCAGCATCTTCTTCAGCGTCATGGGCGCCTTCCTCAACGGCTTCCTCTTCGATGGGTGCCTCTTCCTCGATGGCAACTTCCTCAATGGGTGCCTCTTCCTCAATGGCGACCTCCTCTTCCATCTTCTCTTCGTCGTCACGTCCATAGTAACCGGCTTCACTAAGTCTGTCGACGAATCCGTCGGTCAAGCTGCCAAGTTTGGCGAACTTCATCATTTTTCTAATATCTGCTTCCTGCAAAAGGCCCTTGCTCATGTCTTTGCTCCTTGTGAGATTAATTTATAATTAAAGACAAATATGTCTTTTTGTACATCTTTAAATAGATTCATTTTCAATTAAACGGCTAATTTTTTTTAGGGCCGCAGACTCTATCTGCTTGATGCGGACGAAGCTAACTCCGAGCCGGTCACCAACCTCCCTTAAAGTCATTGCACCATTAGCATTAATGGACTCAAACATACAGTTATTTTCTTTTCTTGATTTAATCCAGTACCTGCATTCTTTAATGGGGCAAGTAACACCAAGCGACTTACAAGTTTTCAAACATTTTCTCATAGCTCTGGGTGCTCCTCTTGTATGATATCAAAGATGCTTTCTATCTCGTTTACATCAAGAGCAAATTTATTTTTAGTGTCTTGACTTTCTGAGTGCATCTTCTTGATATATTTACTCTTTTGTTTACCGTGGATGGAATATCTCTGTTTGCATTTCTCCATGTACTCAGAGATAAGAGGGTCGCTTTCAAGATATCCAGTCATCATCATACGAAAAAACTGTGATTGATTAATGCCATCATACTGACAACGTATACGCAAATCAGCTTGCCGCTTCTCGGTATCATAGAACATAAACTTCTTACGCTCTTTTGGGTCCGGTATCGTGGGGTCTTTCATCTATTCCTCCCCAAAATATGAGTGCTGCTCTCTACCTGACTTGCGTTTGATTGTCTAACGAGATCTGCTTTACATCGAAGTTCTTCAAGGTTACGTACCCCTGTATAAGAGAGGCCGCTACGAATGCCACCGTTAAAGTCTTTAAGGATAGCCTTAACAGATCCTTTATAGGCAACTGTTGTAGAGATTCCTTCTGGCGTCGAGGACTTACCACGCCAACTGCGCTGGGCTTTGGAAGACGCCATTCCTCGGTATACTTTGTATTTCTTTCTGTCTCCGCTAGTTGTGCCGCTTGATAAAATCTCACCTGGTGTCTCCTTGGTTCCAGCCAACATTGAACCTATAATTACGAAATCTGCGCCGGCGGCATAAGCCTTAACCATGTCGCCAGTTGTCTTGATTCCTCCGTCTGCAATAATCTTTGAATTGTAAGTAGTCCTTGAGATGTCCAAAATACTTTGAAAAGTGGGCACCCCGTGGCCGGTTACTAAACGAGTTGAACAGATGGACCCGCCACCAATTCCAACGCGAACGGAATCAGCGCCCCATGAAGCCAAGGCATCGAATCCCTCAAGGGTTGCGACATTGCCTGCCATAATGTGTACGCTGTCACCGAAACGTTGCTTTAAATTCTTTAAGCAACGCTCCATCATGGCATGATGTCCGTGGGCCACATCGACGCACAAAACAGAGGCGCCTTCTTCACATAAAAGCTGTGCCCTCTCCATGTAGTCGCCAGTCATGCCAATGGCAGCACCTACAGTAGCGTCGGGATTGTTATTAAAAACTTCTTCTAAAATTTCAGCTTGACGATCAACCGTGTTGTATCGATGAATGATGCCCATACCACCAGCCTGGGACATAGCGAGGCACATGTCCTCCTCTGTAATAGTGTCCATGGGACTGGAGATGACAGGCAAGTCCAGGCGTATCGATTCATCCAAGTTGTTGCTAATGTCAACTTCTGTTCGACTCTCGATATCACTGTACTTCGGCACCAACAACACATCGTCAAAAGACAATGCTTCTTTCATGATTCCTCCGAATCTCTATAATCTATAATATCTTGAAGGGTTTTCGTCCACCAGCCTACATCTACAGGCTTGACCTCATCAACTCTATATTCATAGTGGGTCAAATCCTCATGGCGAAGGTTCTTCAAGTGATCCATCGCAGATTCATATATTTCATCGTTAAGCCACTGGATCTTTAGGTATTTCCAATTGCCTTTCATAAAGGTTTCTCTAACCACACCAAGTCTCTGGCAATTGTGATAATCTTGGTGTACCACCTGTCCTATTTTCATTCAACCTCCATTCTCTTAACTCTAATCGGACTAAACCAAACTACAACTCCGGTTTTGCCACCTTCTATCGTATAATAAGCACCAGAATAGCCACTATCAACAATGTTTTGAAATAACTCATCAAAATTTAAAGATAGTCCATACGGCCCTCTCGACTTGCTCTTCAAGTCGTCCGAATCTTGCATTATATCATAAATTTGTTCTGGTTTAACCTCTGCATGAAAAAGATTCCTACCAGCAGCAACTTGCTGTTCAACATTATCTAAATCTGTATAAAAGAAAACACGAGGATATGCAGATGTGGCATAATCTCTTTTTGAATATGGGTTTCTATTTGTTAAAAAGTATTGAGGGTCTAGCGTGTAGCTATCTCCATCAAATTTAGAATAATGATAGAGTTTTATTCCCCCATTCGTATACTTTCTCCAGTTCTCAAGAAGTAATTTCATCTGCATATCCTAAATAGCTATAAATTCTCTAAATAACGCTGTAAATACCAAATTGCTTTTTCAATGTCTTGCTTTGGGTTGCCCTTGTCCTTATGTCTGGCAATATATTTTAAAACACTGCCACAGTGAAAGTCCAAGTCCCATGCCTCAATAACATTGATTGCTTCGTATGTATTATCTTTACCACCGTAATAAGAGGGGTGGTTCACCGCCTCGGCGGCCCAGACGCCCTCTGTAAACTCGCTGATATCCTGCTTCTTTACATTTTTGTCAACAGAATCAATCTTTTTAAACCGATCGTAAATATTCATTGTCCAGTGCTCCCCAGAGATCCATCACCTCTGTCAGAAATAGTAATAGGATACCATTTGTATAAATTGTCTTCAGTAGTTTCAAGTGCCCTAAAGGAGACGACCGGAACCATCACAATTTGTGCAATCTTTTCATAGTGCCCAACTGTTTGTTGTTCTTTTCCAATATTGTGCAAGTCAATAAACACTTCTCCGTCATAGCCACTATCAATAATATGTGCGCCTACGACCAAAGAACGTTTGGCACCCATACTAGAACGATTACACACCTGTAGCATGTAACCATGAGGGATACCAAACTTCAAGCCGGTTGGAATAATAGCATTCTCCCCAGGCTCAATGGTAACCTTGCCTTCTGGTAGATACGAATACACGTCCAACCCTGCATCTGAGGGGTTTGCCCGTTGTGGGCCGAGAACTCCCTTACTCAATCTCACATATTCTATCATCATAAGTCTAACTCCATTTGTCTTAAATCATTATTCGTCTCTCTTACGAGATGACGATAGTATCTTTTCTGGTATTCATCAACAACGCTGTTCCATCTGCTAAGGGGAATTTGAACCTTAACGTAGCAATTGCCTGCCTCAAAGAATTCTGGCTCGTCAATCTCCAGATAAATGTTTTCCCCATCGCTTGTCTCAAAGTATACTTGGCATCCTCTTTCTTGAGCCATCAACATCTTATTACTCATGTTTATTTGACCCCTCACTCATGTAGTCTTCAACAACATCCATGGCAGTTTCCCAACAATCTGGACAATAAAGATTTACCTTTTCTTCCGCCTCTCTGACAACCACACGCCAAGTCATTGCATGCTCCTTCGATGTCTTATCATAGGGAGCTTCACAGTTAGTACACTCCTGGCCCATCTTGCCAAACATGTGCATGTGTCTCTTAATATCCCTCTTTGCTCTCTTGGCTTTATTGCGAGCCATCTTTCTCTTTATACTACCCATTATTCAATCCTCCGATTTTAACATTAATATTATATATCTTTTTTCCATCCAAGTGGCTTTCCAAGATTAATGTTTGTTCTCTTTCTTCTAATACCTCAAAAGGAGTATCGCAATCGTATCCCTCAACCACCTTAAACTCAAAAGCATCCAACCCATATTTGTTATAGTCTTCTTGAAGGTGTTTGTTGGCGTGTTTGTTTTTGCGCAATTGCGACTTGTGGCTCCTAAAACGCCTTTGTGTCGCCGTTGAGCACCCAATATAAACTCGTTCATTGTGTTTGTTTATTATTTGGTATATACCAGCAGGTAGATTTCTGACGTATTGTTTTTTCCTCTCGGCGACCTTTTCTTTGTTTTCTTGGTGGTATTGTCTACTCCTCTCCAAGAGCTTTTCTTTATTTGCTTGGCGGTATTGTTTTTTCCTCTCAGCGACCTTTTCTTGGTTTGCTTGGTGGTATTGTTTATTGTACTCAGCGATCTTTTCTTTGTTTGCCTGGCGCCATTGCGTTGTGCGTTCGTCATGACACACTTTGCACGCGCTGAAGAGCCCATCCCTATTACGCTTATTCGCATAAAAGTATTCACGGGTAGCGGGTTTTTCCTCTCCACACTTTATACAAACCTTATTATTCATCATTTACCCCAACATTTTAAATGTGTGTTTAATAGACCTCGTGCTGAAGCCCCACTGCTCATTATGATCGAGCTTGGCTGCGTATGGCCTATTCAGGTGAATCTCGTCACCCTCACGGACACCCCAGCACCTAATTGTTGTCGCTGTGGAAGTATCGTCAACAACTTTTAATACCCAGAAAGGCTTGCCATTCTTTGTCTTGCGATGAATGACCTCCCTCGGAATGAACCAAGCCACGCCAAGTTCATCATCCCAATTGCCAAGGGCGGGAATACAATACTTGTCAATTGATTCCCTAATCGATCGAGTCATAACCAAGTTGAACGGGAAGTTGCCGGTGAGAGAAGAAATAAACTCAATCTTTTCCTCCGGAGCGAATTCACCCTCTGGCTTATATAACTCAATGTTCTCTCGAAGCTTTTTGAGATTCTTGGGTCGATCTTGCACACAGGCCATCCAAAAATGTTTCATACCTGAGAACCTGTCGTCCTTCAGGGTATCCAGTGCGCCGGAACGACAAAGAACGTCAATGGCCTTCTTGTTAAACTTTGAATAGACAACATCCTCGTGGAAAAGAAGTTCTTCAGCACTATTGAAGGGGCGGTTGGCCACAATTTGATCAATAGCCTTCTCACCTAAACCCTTGATTGATGTGAACGGTTGAATTAGTGTTACACCATCATCAGCAATCTCCCAGTGCCTATTTGAAGTATTGATATTGATATCTTCGATATAAAACCCGTGCTTCTGAGCAAGGCTAATCGCTGCCTCCTTGCGTGACTCTGGCTCCTTATCCAAAAATGCTGCCATCCAACACTCAGGATAGTAGTTTAATAACCAGGCGCATTGATAAGAAAGTATGCTATAAGCAACAGCGTGAGACTTATTGAAACCATACCCAGAGAAATATTCAAAATTTCTCCAGAGTCCCTCGGCGGTGGCTCGATCAACTGACTTAGCAGCACATCCTCGTATGAACTTTTCTCTGATTTTATCTTTTTCCTCATGTCCTTTACCTGTACCTTTCTTCGTAAGAAGTTTACGAAGTTTGTTGCCCTCATCAAGCGAGACGCCATCGCCAAGCTTGTGGGCAAGCAACGCAATCTGCTCTTGGAAGATGAGAAAACCAGCAGTCTCCTCGGTCACTTCCCTGACAAGATCGTGTGCATATTGAATATCTTGTGGATTTTTCTTAGCCTTAACATATGATCGGTCCACGTTCGCACTAAGTGGGCCTGGACGATAGATAGATGTAATGGCAGAAATGTCAATAATGTTGTTTGGCTTTGCTCGCTTACAAAACTTCTGTGCTCCCTCGTTAGTAAACTGGAAGATGCCTGCGAACTTGCCCTTGTGAAAGATGTTTTTGTACACCTCGGCATCGTTCAAATCAATCTTATCTGGATGCAGATTCTCATCATAGTAATTCTTGATGTCCTCGTAAGTTGGGTTGTCAACACCCTTGTGCCTCTTGAGTAGATGACCAACAGCGGACTGGATCATGTCAAGAGTTGAAAGACCCAACAAGTCAAACTTGATGAACCCTAGTGGTTCAAGGTGGCGAACGTTCTGGCCTTCAGACCATGGGGTTTGGACAACACCACCAGAATTAATAAGCGGCATATGTTTATCCAAGTCCTCGCCAATCACCACACCACCCGCATGGCGACTTGTAGAGCGTTTTTGTCCAACCAATGCCTCAACGTGAGTCTTAATGTGCGGGTACTTGTTCAAGAAGCTCTGAAGCGACTCGGAGTATTCCATCACCTCCTCGAAAGTTGGGACGTACACACCAGCTTTAATGCCATGCTTGTCCTTAGCCTTCGGGGTTGCCTCGTGGACCATTCTGCTAGTAACATTGTTAACTTCCATGAACGGAACGCCATAGAACTTGCCGATATCCTTGATCAACGAGCGAAGCTGCAATGTATTAAAGTTAGAGATAGGCACAACAGTCGTGTCGCCCCACTCCTCTGCTAAGATCTCCTTGAGACCAAAAGCATCGGACACATCATAGTCAATGTCAGGATAGTCCTTTGCGTCAGAGCGTAAAAATCTGCTGAACAGAAGACCATACTTAATCGGATCAACCTGGGTGATGCCCAGCACATAAGCAACCAGCGAACCAGCAGCAGAACCACGACCAGGGCCAGAGAGCATGTTTTCATTTGCCTTATCGGCAATCGCCTTCATGGTCAGGAAGTATTTGCTAAAGCCCCTCTCGTTAATTACTTTTAGCTCGTGCTTCAGACGATCAACATACTCCTGGTCCTCGGAAAAGCCAATCTCTCGCAAACCAGCGATAGATGCCTTGACCAGTGCTTGTTCAGCAGTGACACCTTCAGGGATGACGAAACCCGGCAACCGAACTGTGTCATCAGGCATGAAGGCGTCAATCATCTCGTGGGCGATCCAATGCGTATTTGTAATACTGTCGCGCACAACGTCATCATCATATTGTATCTGACACTCTTCAGAATACTTTTTATATGACTCCCACATTTGATCGCCATTCTTCGGATAAAGTTCGTATCCAACCTCATCAACATCAATCGGCAACTCAGATGTCAGCCACTCTGGTTTGTTAGACATACCCAACCAGCCAAGTCGCTTGTATAGCTCACGATCTTTCCAAGCGTCCGGGTTTGGATAATGGCTGTCGGCCGTTGAAATCAATTTGATGCCAAACTCTTCACGCATTTGCACAACGTACTGATTCAACTCATGCTGCGCTGGCACATTGTTCCACTGCAACTCGCCAAACCATCGATCGCCAAGAATTTCAGTCATACGACGGGTTGTTTCCCTCATCGCCCCTAAAACGGCCTCAGAGCCATCTTCCTTGTTGTCCCAGTAGTCACCAGCATACACACCCCCTAAACACGCTGAAGACGCCAATACGCCCTCACTATGGCGATTTAATAAATCATAATCAATCCTGGGGTAACGATAGAAGTTGTCACCCTGGTGGGAGTCCGAGATCAACTTGTAAATATTGTTCAAGCCTGTTTGGTTCTGAGCCAACAGAACAAGGTGACGACGGGCACGAATCTTATTGTCAGATTTCTTCTTTGAGGCTGACTCGTCCTCGTTTGCCATTTTGGCATCGTCGGAAGCTAGTTGCTTTTTAGCAGCTTTCTTGTCGGCTTTCACTTTTTCATATTCTTCTTTCCATTCAGCGATGGAAGGAACGAAGTAGGCTTCAACTCCAAAGATCGGCTTGAAGTCTCTGCCCTCTGCCTTCATCTTCTTAGCATGAAGCACTTGGTAGGATAAACCATTCATATTCCCATGGTCAGTCAACGCCAGGGCGTCACAACCATTCTCATAAGCAAAGTCCATATGCTCTTGAGGGTATCCAAAGCCATCAAAAACAGAGCCGGCTACGCTGTGAGCGTGCAGGCCGACAAAAGGAATGTTAGGTTTAACCCTTTCCATAAAAAAATACCTCCGTTACTACACAGTCAGTATAGTAACGGAGGTCAATGTCGTCAATCAAATAATTTACTCTTTTGTCAGTACACCGAAGAGTACAAGGACCGCCAAGAGTCCAACAAATCCAGCTTCGCCAAGCGAGCCAATCACAGCAACAACATTGCCAACAGCATCCATGCCGAAGACCGGTGCGCCGTAGAGCACTTGGCCGACGACCGCAAGTGCCAACACCAGAACCAGCAATTCTGTAACCTTGGCAACGCAACCGCCAACTAACTCAAAAGCTTTATTGATCTTATCCATTTTTTTATCTCCTTAAAAAAAACACACTTATAAAAAGCGTGCTAGGTTTAAATAGCTTAAACCGAAGGACATATCATAACATCTACAGGCAGCTTTGTTAAGGAAAATCTGTTTCTTCAATGATTACAGCGTAATTAAAGGTATAAAAAAATATGTTTTTTTTAAAAAATACCCATATAACGCTCGCCGCGATCACATAACAGAGTAACAACAATACCCTCTGGAGAGTGCTCTTGGATCCATTTTTCAGCGGCTAAAACGTTGGCTCCAGCAGATATTCCCACCAGCAAACCATTCTCTTTAGCCAGTCTCCTGGCTCTTTCAACGGCGTCATCGGTCTTAATTTCAATAATCTGATCCATCTGAGATCGATCAACAAGGAAATCTGCGCCGTCATTAATACCTTGGATTCCATGCTCCGAGGCTGGCTCTTCTGGGGACACCAAAACAAACTTAGGATTCTTCTGGCCCATTCCAAAAAAGAACTTCTTTACACCCATCATTGTGCCACCGGTACCGGCGCCGCACACAAAAGCTTCAAGTTTGTAACCGTGTGTATCGCTGGATATTTCTGGGCCAGTTGTAAAGCGGTGGCATAGTATGTTGTCCTCGTTGCTAAACTGCTTTGGGGACCATGCATATGGATCTTCCAAAAGCATCTTATCGCGCAATTCGATGGCGTCCTTAAAGGCATTGTGTCCGACCTCTACAATCTCGGCACCATATATCTTCATCATCTTCTTGCGTTCATCGCTCATATTATAGGGCATGATGATAATAACCTTCATATTATTGATGGCACCTATACGCGAAAATGCAATACCAGTATTTCCGCTTGTCGCTTCAATAATGGTTGTCTTCCCATCAAGCTCTCCACGGCCCTGAGCGGTCTTGAAGATATAGGTTGCCATCCTGTCCTTTATGGAGCCTGTTGGGTTATATGTTTCCAGCTTTGCCCACAGTTGTGGACTCAATTTAACCATTGGCGTGTGGCCAACAATATTATTCATAATCTACTCCTATTCCATTCCATTCTTTATATTTGAGTATAAATTCTGACGGTCGCTTCGCCTTAGAGCCATATTCAGATATATATTCACAATAACTTTCCCAGCTATCTATTCTCCAGTAGTTGTGTAGCTCTATCTTATCATTATTTTCCACACTCAAATCACCAAATACATCTTCAACTTTAAAATTTTTATATGAAAAACGTTCATCAATTGGTAATCTATCTTTTCTAGTGCTAGGATCTCGCCAAAGACCTGTGGACTTTACTACAACCTGATCTTTTAATTCATTAAGTGTATCATAATCAAATGTAAACCCAAGATACTCACCGTCAACAACAGTTTTCCCATTAAAGCTCAAAAAGAAATTTCTTTTTGAAGATATATGACCACGGTGTTTCCTTACAAAAGTTGGTGCATAGTAACCATAGGGCCAAGAAACATAAAATTTATCAGGTACCAAAGCCTTGCTCAGGCCCCCGCAGATCTTATGAGCAGTCTTAGCACCGTATAAAACACTCCACGATAAACAATCACGCTTGTTTACATCTCTTGCTGAGATGGGCACATAATGAATCTGTATTGGTCTCTGAAAGTCTTTTTTATTATATTCATACTGCCGAACAACCCAAACAGGGTCTTGCACCATCTCGCCTAACCTATATCTTATCAAAGGCTGCATGTCGTCATTACAAACAATCCAAATACTACTACAGCCTGCGTTGGCGCACTCCACAACACTTCTCTCTACGGCTA